TACAAGCGGGTCGAAGTGGACGAACCGTCGCTACGCAGATAGACCGAACCCTTGGCAGCAGCAATGGTCGGAGCGCCCGAACCAACATACATACCCATGCCAGCAGCCGTGTTGGTTGCGATAAACGCAGAAGCACCGCCAGCGACGAGAGCCGAAGCGCTGTCAGCAGTGACGTTACCTGTAGCGGCCAAGCTAGTTACTTGGGTAGCTGCACCAAAAGTGGCGTCAACGGTTACAGCGCCGGTCGATTGGTTGATTGAGATGGTCTGAAAGCCGTTTTCCGAACGAACTGGACCATTGAAAGTTGTGTTAGCCATTAAAAATCTCCGTGTAGTAGCACTTGCACGTACCGTCTCTACTATGTCTGCTAGGGCAGTCGGTACGAATTAATCACCTAGATGTGTAGGTATAGCACCTAAAAGAAAAGAGGGGAAGCAGTTTCCCACTTCCCCTCCCCCTGTTTCCTTAGGCAGCGCCTTCGGAACCGTACATGCCGAGTGGATCGGACCAGCCGAAGCTATAACGCTCGCGAGCCTTGTAACGGACGTTGCCCGTATCAAAGTCACCGTCCATGCTGTTTTGCATAGGCGTACGAACGAAGTGCTTCAGGCCATTTGGCACGTCTGTGGTCAGGAACCATGCATCCGTGTCGGTCAAGAAGTGGTTAACAGTGTAACCCTCTGGGATCGAGCCATTCGACTTAATCGCGTTGATGTCGTTGTCAGCCGTCGAAACGCGAAGTTCGGTTTCGAGGAGGCGTGTTGCAACGAACATCAGGCTTGGCGGAACTACCAGCTTACGCGGTTTAGCCGCGATGAGCAGGCCACGTTCGTCCGTCCACGCAGCAATCTGAATGACAGCCGCTTCAAGCGACGTTTCGTTCAAATCAGCGGCTGTGGTTGGGACGTTCGAGTTGGTGCCACCAGAGACGAGCGGGTGAGCGTTCGAGAACAATGGTTGACCATCGCCACCGGCATAGTCGGAGTCGAAGCCATTGTTCAGGATTGCAGCAGCCTTAGTCTGCTTGGTGTACGCCATGGCACGTGCCAAAGCCTTTGTGTAACGCGACGACAAAGAGTCGTACAAGTTATCTTCAATCGCTTCTTCCGTGAGCGAGAACCCGAGGGCAATCGTTTCGTGGTTGTAGCGAGCAGTGAAGACTTCCTGCGCGTTGTCATAGGCGATAGCAGAACCTTCGTTCTTGACCGGAGCAGCCGAGAAACCGGACAGCTTCGTTTCTTCTTCGAACGAACGCTCAGAGCTTTCGGTTTCGAAAATCTCTTTGTGCTCTTCGCCGTAGCGTGCGTATTCCAGACCAAACAAAGCGTTCAGACCGGGCAATAGCTCCTTAAGGAGTTGTGCGCGTGAAATTGCCATTAGTCAGTCTCCTTACACGCCAGTTGGGTTGAGATACTGGTGCATCCCCTGATTCCACTTGACGATAACTTCGGTGTAAGAACCGGGGTTACCCGCCAAAGCAGTTTCAGGGACAACATCAATAACGCGAATCGGCCACGTGGAAGTGGTGTTTGTCGCGGCAGTGATGGCCACCTGTGAGTTGCCAGTGATGGTCGAGCCTGTGTTCTGGGCCAGAACAGCGTTGTTACCGACCGAAGTGCGGTTCACGTAGCTGATTGTGGTCGAGTTGAAGGCCGTCACAACGGCACACTTGAACAGAGCGTCCGGATCGTCTTGCACGTATGCAACAACGTCGGTGATGTTCGTGGTACCGGGGTAGTACTGACGGAAGGTTTTACCGAACACCGGATCGGTGTACGAGCAACCAAGGAACACGCCGACTGGCGTGGCGGCAGTTGTGCCGGTGTCCTTAGCAAGAGTACCCGTGTCGGCCAGCTTCACGACGTCACCATAATAGATGGCTGTCGAAGAGTTGGTCGCAATAGGAATCTGCCGCGTAGCACCTGCAAAAACCTGCCCACCGATCAAATTGATCGGGATCAGCCCGTAGGGGGCTGAAACAGAAGGATATGCCATGTTTCTAAGCTCCTAGCTTATTTGCCTTTACCAAATGACGTCGATGACTTCTTCTCGCGGAAGAGAGGCATACGAGCGTCGTTCTCTCTCATGAAGTTGTTATCTACAGATTCGATCTGAGCGCGGTTCTTGTCAGCGAAATAACGCTTACGCTGAACCATAAACTCAGTCGGGATTTTGCAGAGCAACAACCCGCCCATTTCAATGTTGTCCTTAAAGCGGCTATTAGGATCGGATAGAAAGCTGAGCTTGGGCTGCTCCTCAATCCGTACCGGTTCCCATCCCTCGCGGAACTTGGCTGAGACGTTTTTGGCGTCTGACTGCTCCATCATGGAAGTGCGAATCCACTTATATGAGTACCCGGGCTGGCGATCAGGCTCAGGAAGCCCTGCTGCTGGTGCCCACGACTCAGGTCGCTTCGCGCTTGTACGATCTTCGTGCTCACGTGCTATTCTAGTTTCTGCCATTTTAACGCTCCATCTTCATCAGTTCACGAGCATATTGCTCTGGGGTTAGACCTAATCGCTTAGCGATTGTAATCTGGGACTGTTTCAACACGATCTTTTTGGAGGATGTGCTACGAGAAGCTGGTGCGACTACATTGGCAGGCTTTGAGGCGCGTTGAGCCTTCGCAGTGCCTTCGGTCGCTTTGGACTCGTCCCCGAAATATTCCGGAAAACGACGACGCATCGTTGTGTCGATAGCGCCCCAATATTCGTCGGTGCCCACAAACTGCGGACCACGTTCTTTCTCAAGCTTCTGGTGAAGCCCAAGTGCCGATGCAGTCATCTCCGGATCAGTTCCCCACCACATATTGCGCTCTTGCCACGCCATAGTTTTGGGGTCCGGTTGCTGAACTTGCACCTGCGGTTGGGTAAGTTGTACCTCTTCTTGTACATCTTGTAAAGCGGGACGATAACCTGCAAGCTGTTGCAGCTTATATTGCGCCTCGTTGAGCTTCTGCTGTGCGTCCAAGACGCGATCAGTATCACCGGCTTCGTAAGCATCCTTGTACTCACGTTTGGCCTGTGCAAGCTCATATTCGGCGCTCTGCTTGAAGCTACCGACCAATGTCTGCTCACCCTCGGAAAGGGTGGCCTTCAGCTTGCGGTTCTCTTCGAGAAGCCGTTGCGCAGCGCTTAAAGCTTCGTTTTGCTCGCGCATAACACGTTCTTTTTCGCGGCGCTCGTCGTGCCAGACCTTCTTCATCTGCTTAAGGCGGATTTTGACTTTCTCAGAATACTCTTCGAGTTCGTCGGCCTCAAGCTCGTCAACGACTTCCTTCGGCATTGGCTCACGGCCACGGTCTGCCTCAGGGGTATCGTCTTCAACCTCGATGTCAGGGCTATTATCTTCGGAAACAGGGGTTTCGTCTTCGACTTCCCACTGGAAGTCGTCATCATTTGGCTCATCTGCCATATTACTTCTCCTTTGTACGGTTACCCGTTTTTACCCGCGAGAAATCCCGCGAGGGTCTTCCACAACGCCTTCAACCGCATCATCGTTAATAATACGGAATTGACGACCATGAATTACGATACGTGTGCCCGCGTGCGGACGCACAAGAATGAAATCACCTTCCTTGCACCAAGGACCGGTCGGGAAACGCTTCTCGTCAGCGTAGCAGTCTGGGCCGAGCTTTGCGGCATAGAGCACTGTGGCGAGCAGTTCCTCGTGGTGGAGGGTAATATCTGCCTTGATGATACCACCTTCGGTAGTCTTCTCGATATCAGGGATTGCACACAGGATGCGGTACCCAGAAGGCTCAGGAAGTTGCTTAGCCCGGTCTTCAAAGGCAAGCTCAGGGGCAGCACCCACTTTAGGGATGGGACGGCCAGCGAGGTCAACGAGATCAGTCATCGTCGTTCTCCAACCGCTGTGCAGTGTCCGCAAGGACGCTGGTCGCCATCATCAAGCCACGGATGATCCCGCAGGCATATTTATAATCGCCATGATCCTTGGCACCGCCACGAGCGAGGTCGTCGCTCATGACCGTGATCTCTTCTTGGATTTTATCGGCGATGTGTTTTAGGACATCATTCCTCATTCAATTTCCTCTGGTTGCTGGGTTGGAGAAACAGGGGTTTCGGTTTTTGCAGCTTGGAACTGTTCGCGGGCAACTTCTATGCCCATACGAAGTCCTTCCATCTGCTCCTTGGCGGATAGGTTGGCCTGATCCGTTGCAATCTTAGCCCCCACTTGGAGGCCAGCGATTTCTTCTTGTGACTCGATGCGCATCTGCTCAAGTTCGAGACGGTCGTTCTTCTCAGCGGCGTCGATTTGCATCTTCTGCTTCTTGAGTTCGAGTTCGCCCTTCTTGATCTCAAGCTCAGCCATCTGCATTTGCACGATGGGGTCTTGAGCCATCTGCTGGTTCTGCTGCTGTTGGGCTTCAGACTGGTTCTTCTGGAGCAACTGGCTCGACGCGGCTGCGGCCAGACGCGAGATAGCAAGCTCTGTGTTCTCATCCATCTCAGCATTTGGCGGAGGCAGCGGCACACCGGCCTGCTCCTCGACCTGACGACGATACTCGAAGGCCAAGTGTTCGGCTATATGTGCCTGCATAGCGGCCTGCATGGCCTGCGCGTTGGGGTTCTGACCCATAAGCTGCGCGACCTTGGGGTCTTGCATCGCGTTCATGTGGACCTGAATATGTGCTTCATGGTCTTGGTAGATAAACGCCTTGACCGGCTTGCCGTTGATGACGTCCATGTTCTCGGACACAGGGTCACGCGGCTTCATCTCGTCGCCATCCTTGAGTGGCACGAGCTTCTGGGCGTTCTGGATGCCGAGCACTTCCAACATCTGACGGTGCAGATATGGCAGGTCATAAAGCTGCGGCGCGCCTTGCGCCAACTGAAGCACTGCTTGGTATTGCACGATCTTCTGCGCCATTGTCGCAGCGTTGGGGTCGCTGACAGGGATGACCGTGACCATGTCATAGTCGCTCTGCTTCGCTTTGCGGTCACCTTCGACTGGGTCGTAGGAGTAAGTGTCGGGTGTGTAGTCCCGAATGATACCCTTGAGGAGCCGGAACTCCTGTTTCATCGAATAGTGGATGCGCGCTTGAATAGCCGACATGGACTTGAGCGTGCGCTCAAGAATCGCCAGCGTCGTACCGACAGGTGCCTGACCGGACATATCGCTGATCTTCATATCAGCAGCGCCAGCGAATCGACGGCCTTCTTCGACGATGGTGCCGAGGAGTGAATAAAGGACCTGTGACGGCTCCTTATACGGCAACGGCATGATGTTATCACGCATTGTGCCCGAAGCGACGTCCACATCGCGCCATTCAGCAGGCGCAATCGGCGTATCGTCACCCTTGACCCTCAGACCTTTAGTTTTGAAGCCACCCGGGAGATTAGATAGAGTACCAGCATCAACAAGCTGCCGAATAAGACTGGTACCAGACTTAGCAAAAGCACCGACAAGGTGAATAAGACCAAAAGCATAGAAGCCGAAGCCCGGAACATACGGATAATGTACGAAGTGCTGGCGCTTGTTCTTGAGTTTGTCATCGGGGTCCCAGTTACGACGGATGGAGAGGATTGTCTCGGTCGCCTTGTCCATGGTCACGACGTAAGGAACGGCGATTTCAGCTTCTGCCTCGTCTTTTGCAAACCTATCGTCTGGCAGCACCAGTTCTACGTGCATTTCGAGGAGTTTGTAGCGGTCATCAGAAGTGGCTCGGAAGCCCATCTTCTCAGCGATGGCCTTCTCGATGTCGTCGAGCGTATCAACAGGCTCAGGCATGTCGATATCACGGTAGAACCCGTTCGCTTGGAGCTTTTTAAGCTCGTTCGGGGTCTTCCGCATCACATGGGTGACGCGTCCAGCGACTTCCAAACTGGACGCGCCGTAGGGGACGACGACATCCTCTGCCGGAATGTACATCGAAGCTTGACGACCGAGTGATGGATCGAAATACACCTTCTTGAACGCATTACCTGCGAGGCCCAACCCCCACAACATGCGCTCATGCTCAGGCCGATACTCGACCATCACATCGGTCAACTGATAATTCATGTCATCTTGGACGCGAATAGCGGCATCGCGCTTCTCAGGCGTCTCTTTACCAACGATCTCCGTACGCACTGGCCCTTGGGCCGGGAACGTCTCCATCATGGTCTCAGCTTGGAACTTTACGAGGGCTTCAGACAGCAGCGGGTGGTATACACCGCACGCACCGGGCCAAGGCTCGGTCCGGTCCTCGACCTTCATCCCCAATAGCTCAAGCCCATCTACGTAGGTCTGTATCCAGTCCTTGCGGCTGGAGAGGTCTTCCTCAAATTCACCGAGCAGGTCACCGGCAAGCTCCGTAAGCTGGCCCTCGTCCATATCTTCGGCCAAGTTCTCGTTGAACTCGTCCTCTTCCGCCTCATCAGGGTCGATTTCAAGCTCCATATCGCCAGCACGGATGGTTACTTCCTCTGGGTCTTCAATCTCAATCTCAATATCAGGCTCTTGGCCCATCATATCTTCAGGTGAGAGACCAAGCGGCGCTTGGTTGAGGGCTTTGTCGATGTCCATTAATAATACCCCTGATTACGGTTTGACCTGAAATACTGGATTTCGTCCGGTTCGTCTAGGTTAGTTGTAATATACCCGCCCCTACGGAAGCGGTGCATCGCCATAGACACCGTATCGACATAGTCATCATGACTACCGGCAGGAAATTCTGCTACTTCATCGATCACTTCTTCGGCCCACCGAGTGGCAGGTGCCCACACCCGTCCAGAGGCAAACAAGTCGCTCACAGCGTTCAAACGGGAGATTTTGTCGTTCCCCCGTGTAGGTGTAAACTCTTGTACCGGTATCCCCATGGCTCGCATCTCGTAGATCAAAGGTGCACCGGAAGCCTTTTTCTCGATTATCACACTGTCGGGGTCCCACTCTTTATACTCCTCGACTGCTACCTGCTTAAGCTGTGGGAACTCCATGCGGTCACGGAAGGCATTTAGCAGGATAATGTTGGCTTGCTCGATACCTGCGTCATCAGGGTGATAAAACACACCCCATGTCGTGCACGCTGAATAGTCGGCACGCTGTGTTTTCTCGAAGGCCGTATCCCATGCCATGAGGACAAAATCACATTGGGGTGGGTTGTCGTTGGGCCACTCCTGCCACCACTCGCGTTTGACAATAGCCGCGCTTTCCGAGATGGGGTTCTGCTGGTACTGCGCCATCCACTTACTGTTGGGGACGTCGCGCTTAACTTTCTCAAGCTCGCTTAGCTCCCAGAACTCAGGCCATAGCGGCTTCTCAGATGGGAGAATCGCTGGAAATTCAATGACTTCCCACTCATCGAGGCTCTCGTTAGCGGTGGCATCCTTGAGTATCTGTCCGGTCAGGTCACGCTTCGACCAGCGCGTCATCACGACGACGATGGCCCCACCCGGCTGGAGACGCTGACGCGGCCCGGATGTATACCACTCGTAGGTCTTGTCGTAGATGTCAGGGTTAACTTCGGCGATAGCCGCTTCCTGCTCGGAGTGCGGATCGTCGATGATGAGCACGTCAGCACCCTTACCGGTCACAGCACCACCGATCCCGATAGCGAAATAGTCACCACCCTTGGAAGTGTTCCAACGACCGGCTGCTTTACTGTCCGATGCCAGCGAAAGTTCCGGAAAAATGCGGTGGTATGTGTCTGTATCTACAAGGTTTCTTACCTTACGTCCGAAACCCACGGCGAGTTCTGCTGTGTGGGAGCACTGGATGATCTTCTTATGGGGAAACTTCCCCAAGAACCATGCAGGGAGCAGGTAAGAGGCGAACTCTGACTTGGTATGACGAGGCGGCATGTTAATAATCAGCCGCTTGCAGGTACCGTTTGCAACGCGTTCAAACGCATCCGCCATTTTCGCATGGTGTCTTCCGCCAATAAAGGTCGGCCAGACCTCTTTGACGAACCCAAGGAACTTATCTTGGGCAGTTTTTGTCGTTTTAAGCTCGTCGAGCTTCTCCAACTCAGCCAATAACCGTTCTTGCTCACGCGCAGGCAGCAGATGTAGGATTTTTGGGATATCATCGAGCGATATCTCGTCCATGAGCTTCTTATTGGGCCGACCGCGCTGTGCCATTAGGCTTCGTCGTCCTCTTCCTGTACAGGTTCCTGTACATCTTCGTCATCATCTTCGTCATCCGCAGGCGGGATGTAGCGACCAAGCTCTTCGTCCAAGTCTTCGCTCACCGTCGGCATGTCGATAATCTTGGCGTTCAGCAATCGCTTGACCCGCTCCTTGATCGCGGTCTCCAAAGCATCAGGTGAGTTATAGTTGATGTTGATTTCGCTGCGCTCGGTGAAGAGCGAGATGTCTGAGTGCTTGCCCAACAGCTCTAAGGCTCTCAGTTCGAACTTCGTATCACCACAATTCGCAATCTCCAGCAGCTTGTTGGTCAGCGCTGCGCGCACCTCGGTGATGTCATGTGCTAAATTATGTCCATATTCGCGGACGAACGATGATGCTGCCAATGCCACAGGTAAACTCTTCAATGCTTCGCGGTTTTTGCCCTTGAGCGCCGACTTAATCAGCACTTTTTCCTTCTCGATGGTCTTCTCATCGACCTCTAGGGGTGCGCCAAGGCTCTCGATAAGCTCTGCGGTGTTCGCAGCGATCACCACCTCGTCCATATAGGTGGGAAGTACCTCTTCATCGAGGCTGAATGGAACCGGATGTTTATCCGTAGGTTCAATTTTTACAACAGGCATGTGGCGCAGCGTCCGGTTTGAGGGAGCAGGCGTGCTGTGTAACAGCGTGATGGTGGGGATGTAAAGGGGAAAGAAGACAGACCCGTACACCAATGTGCAGAGGGGCCTGCCATATAAAGAAACGGCGAAGCCGCAATCCAAAGCTTGGAGAAAATATAATACCCCCGGGGGCCAAATGCGTCAAGGTACCATTGACGGGGGGTGTTTCCTGAGCGCCGGGTTGACGGTGTCTGGCTAGAAAAATGAGGGGGGTGGGGGGTCCACAGCGAGCCAGCGAAGCGGCGAGCGGGGTTGGATTTCGGGAACTTTGTGGGGTTTTGAGCATATTATTATGTATACACGCGAGCGGGACTCCGATGCTGTGCGCGGGGGGTTGGGGGGCGGTGGGTCGGTGAAACTGGCAAAGCGCAACCCGTGCCCCCCTATATATTTATAATCACCCGTGCCTTGCTAGGTTGCATTTGGCTTGCACATTGCCCCTTAAAATTATTTTCATTATGTCGCTTGACATTGTATAGTCGCTTCCCTATTTGCGGAATTGCAAGGCGGGATTGCCTTGTTTCATTTAGGATTAAGTGACATGAACAAGATTGACATATATCAAGACGTTACAGACAAAATCATCAATGCGTTAGAAACTGGCATGGCACCATGGCTTCGGCCTTGGAAAAGCGGGATTGGCACTGCCTTAGTGCCTCACAATGCCGTAACGGGCCGCGCCTATAACGGGATCAATTGGCTTGTCCTATCTTGCGCCCCTTACACTAGCACGGGCTGGCTAACCTATAAGCAAGCTCAAGAGCTTGGCGGCAACGTCCGCAAGGGTGAGAAAGGAACGCACATTGTGTTTTGGTCATTTCCTAAAGTGCGGGATGATGAAACGGGCAAGGATAAGGTTATCCCCTTTGCCAAGCCCTATACTGTTTTTAATCTTGACCAATGTGAGGGGATTGATGCCGCCAAGCTTAAAACTTTCACCCCTGCCGTTGGCGGCGAAACGCCTATTAATGATATCGCAGCACGGCATAACGTCCGTCTTAATCATGGCGGTGACAAAGCTTTCTTTTCGCCAATGTCTGATAGCATAGGGATGCCAAGTGCAGATGCCTTTAAATCCCCTGCCCATTATGCCAGCACATTGGCACATGAGCTTGTGCATTGGACGGGTCATGAATCGCGCCTAGCTCGCACCTTTGGCAAGCGCTTTGGTGATGATGCCTATGCTTTCGAAGAATTGGTTGCGGAGATTGGCAGCGCTTTTGTTTGTGCCACAACGGGCATTGCCTTGGACGGATTGCAGCACGCTGACTATGTCGGTTCATGGCTCAAAGTTTTGAAAGCCGACAAGCGGGCAATCTTCACGGCATCAAGCCAAGCCAAGAAAGCCGCCGAATATCTAACGGCCCAAGAGGCAGAGGATGAAATGGCGATTGCCGCCTAACCTATCAGGGGTGGCGATGCCACCCCTTCTTTATAAAGGATTGATTATGACTACATCGACATTATTCGCCATACATGGCTTAGTCACAGCGGAGAGCGCAGAGGCCTATCACTTCACCACCGACAAGTGGCTGTTCGCCCATGACGAGCTTGACGCTGCTGGCATCCCTTCAACCAATGCGAATATTGAAGTGTTGGAAGCCGCGCTGGATAACTTTGTGTTTCCTAGTCCCAATGAGCAATGGTTCAGCACTGCCGACCAACACTAACAAATCAGGGCGAGGCTTCGGCCTCGCTCGACCCCAAGCTTACTATCATCTCTATGGCTTCAGACGCTTGGCGTTTTGGGGCGTTTTGCCGTGCCTAATAATCACTCGCGTGATTATCACATATGGGTTTTTGCGTCAATGTAATTTTTTCGGTGCTTTGTAATAAAGGTTGTAATGTTTTTCGGGTGCTTTGTAATGTTTTTTTTGGCAGTTTTCTGCGCTTTGTAATATTGTAATGTTTTTTTTTGGGTTATATATTTTCTAGACAGTCACAACGAGGCCTCTCGCTGATGCCAACGATCCGTAATAAAATCCAAACCCCTTCTATATATAATATCTTTAAAAAGATTACATTATTACATTACCCCATTTTATCACATTCAACCCCGCAGAAATCCGAGGTTTTGGTTTTGTAATACCTTTTGTAATAAACCGCCCAAAAAAACCTTACATTATAACATTCCCGCACCCCAAAAATCCTACAAAGCCATAAAAATGCACCCTGCCGAAAAAAAGTTTCGATTAGGGGTTGACAATGTAAAGCGAGGGGTTCAGAGGGGTTAGGCCAAGCGGGACAGCATGGCGACATTTGGAGAAATGATTATGACTTTCGAGAACGAAACAACACTAGGCGCGGCATTGGAAATGCTGAATGCAATCCAGTCACTGGAAAAAGCCAAGCGTATGTTTGTTATGGCGGAGCAATCCGACATGGCAGAGGACATGGTTAAGGTAATCGCCGCGCTGGATATGTTTAGCCGCGCAGCAGCCAAGCGCTCGCAAGAAGGAGCAAACTAACATGGCACGAACAATCGAAGTTACCATATATAAACTGGACGAGTTAGACGAGGCGGTGCAGCAACGAGTCATCGAAGGCTGGCGCGATGGTGACCACTTCTTTTGGGAAGATGAATGGCGCGAAAGCTTGAACGCCTTTGAATTACGAGCGCCCCTTTCAATCCGTAACTGGCAAATATGTTATGGCCGCACTGGCGTGACGTTTGACATGGACGAGGACGTTGCCGACCTATCGGGTGACGAGGCCCATGCTTGGCTTATTCAAGAGGGCTGGGATAAGTTAGCGGCTGGGCAGGATTGCCCATTGACCGGATATTGCGGCGACGAGGATTTACTAGATGCAATCCGGAAGGCAACTGCCAACCCTGCATCTGACTGCCCACCATTGCGCGACATATTTAAAGAAGCATTGGACGATTGGGCCAAGGCATTTGAGCGCGACCTAGACCACTGGGGCAGCGAGGAAGCAATCCGCGAGGACATTGAAGCCAACGAGTATGAGTTTAACGAAAACGGCACATTGGCCTAACCAAACAAACGAGGAGCAAACAACATGATTATCGACGGGATCAAATACGCCCACAAATGCGACGAGTGCGGCAAAGGCATGAACGAGGGCTACGCCATTGAAGGTGCAAACGAACAGTATTGCAGCGACGAATGCTTGCACAAAAACATAACGCCCGATGAATTTTCAGAATTTTATATCGGCAATAAAGACGACGACGACGACGAAATCGGCGACGTTCAAATATATTGGACTGACTGGGAAGCAGAGGAGATAGAAGCATGACAGCGGGAGAGATGGCATACCGCGAGGACGTAGCGCGGCGGGGTTTTTATCCTGACGGGCAGCCAAGGCGCGATTGGTCGGAACTTGACGATTTAATCCGCTCGACATGGGAGCGGAACCCGACAGCGCGGGACTGGGAACCAACGGAGAAAGCAGCATGACAGACACAACTTGCAACGGCTGGCGCAATGCCGCCACATGGACAGTTAATTTATGGTTCGGTGACCATTGGGCAGAATTGGCAGAGGATGGCTTTGACTTCTCCCCCGAGTATTTGCGCGACATGGTGGATGAGTATGTTTTTGAAAGGATAGGCGAGGACAACGGTTTCATCTGGGATATGCTTGACCTTTGCAGCGTCGATTGGGACGCTTTGCGCGACCTTTACGCACCCGAAGCGCCACATGGCGAGGAGCTATGTCGCAATGGCCGACCAATGTCCCAATGTGAATGTTGTTAAGGAGCAGAGAGATGAGAAACGACCTAACACCCTTTAGAACAGTGCGTGAGTTACTGGCTAACCGCGACGAGGTGCTAATGAGCAATGCGGTAGGCGTTGACGGGCAGTTATACGAGGACAGCGTAGAGAACCTAACGGCAATCTTGGCGATGGAGCAGGACTATAAGGCCATGCGAACGACCTTAAACGCGATGGTTGTAAACTACGCGCAATTTGGACGGGTGACGGATAACTTTGTGCAGGACGTTGCACGGATGATGACTAGGATTGGAGAGGCAGCATGATGGCAACTATCATTCACGCCCTAGCCGAAATATTTTTTATATCTGTGGGCATCTTCGCA